AAGTGTTTGGCCAAGCTTTCAGGATGCTCTTTCACTTGGCGATCATTGTTTGGGGTGTATCGAGCTTTTTGTTGCTTGGTCAAAAATAGATATGCCTGATAGGTTAAGAGAAACTTACGCGGCTTCAGCGATTAATACTTTCGAAGCGATGAAAATTTTGATTGGAGAAAACAGGTCTGCAATTGAAATTTATTTCGAAGATAAGTTTGTTCCACTCCATCAGATGTTCAATGAAAAAAAACTGAAGTAAATGTGGTGGTATAAACGGCGCCCTCCGTGACCGGTGGTGGCAATTTGTTTTGGGTTGGAGTATTACGGGTGACCGGCATGGAGCCGGATTTAGGAGAAGCAGATGACTCAAGAAGCAAAAATTGTTGCCCTAGAGCACCTCGTGGCCCAGCTGGTAAATCAAATCCACAAGCTTGGCGGCGCTCGATCTGAAAACATCTATGAAGCGGCGATCGCTTCTGTCATGAACTCCGAATATATCGACGACCAAGAACTCAAGTACGCCGCCAAAGGGGCGTTAGAAGACATGGCAACGGTAATCCGGTAGCTATCGGGTCGCTGTATCGAATTCATCGGGTGCCAAGAGCTGAATGGTTTATGACGGAATGTCGATTTCGTCTTCCGGCTCTGGGGGATCATCGGCAAGTGACTTCATGCCGGCGGCCTGAATAATGCGCGACACCTTTTCAGAAACAACAAAAGGTGTCGTGACACACTTCAGCATCTTGGCCTGGGTTTCGAAGTCAGCCGCGATTAGGTTCCGCAGCAGGTTCTGATACACCTCCTGCTGGTTGTTGAAGCCGTGGGCGGCCATGACCCGCTTAAGGTCAGGCTTGAACACGCCAGCCACCTCAACCGTAAACTTCTCGACGCCCAATGCAGCGTCCTTTGCGGCAGCCTTCTCTCGCTTCTTGCGCTGCTTGATGGCTTCCGCTGTCAGCTGCGGCTCTTCCGTCGGGAGCTCCTGTACTTCGGCCATGGCCTACCTCTTCAATTCCGCTGGCCGGCAAGTCCAGCCAGGTCTGTCGGCGGCGCGTGGCCGCCCGGTTGATGGTTCGCTTCACTGAGGCCCCGGGAAGTTGATGCTGTTCTCGCGGGCTATGAGACGGGCGCGCTTCGTTTCCATGCCCATCTGTTTCGCTGCCTCGATGACGGTTAGGCCTTTGTCGGCCAGTTCCTTCAGGCGTGGTGCCAGCTTGTCGCGTTCGAGGCGCAGCTTGTTGCTGTGCGAGGTGCCAAACATTGCCTCGCGCTCACCGGAGACGCCCGGAGCAACCTGTTCGACTTGCTTGCCAGCGCCGAAGAACGCGTCCAACTGCTGGTTCAGGTTGTCGATCAGCTGGTCGCGCGGGTTTGGAAGTGGAACGCCGATCATGCCCGATCACCCGTCGGCATGCGCTTCACTCCGCTGGCGCGCGATTCCAGTTCCTGCGCGTAATTGACCGCTTCCTTGTAGCTGAAGCGGAAACAGCGGACCTTACCGGTGGCTAGCTCGGTGATGTGGTAGGCGTGTTCACCCTTTGCCACGACCTGGTAGCGAATCTTCTGCACGGGAGGTTCCTTGCCGATCAGTGAATAGAACTCGGCGGTGGCGACGATTGCGCGGAGGCGCAAGGCTTCAAGTCCTGCGGAGCGCTGCTGCATCAGTGGGTGCATGGCTGATACCTCGGTGGGTGGGTTGCGTGTATTCGTCAGCACTCGGCGCCGCCTGCTGGTTGCCGTTGGGCGCAGGGGAGAGTGCTGACGCAATAAACGCTGGATAAAAGAAAGCCCGGTAGCACCCGGGCTTTCGTCTTCACGTAGACCTCCCTACGTGAAGGGGGTGAAAGTGCCTCCGCTAGGAGGGCTTTGGTCATGATCTATTTCATAGCGATCACCCTCACTGTCGCGCCGTTGGCATCTTGGCGGGCGCTCGCCTTTGCATTTAAAAAGTTCAGCTACTCTCAAAAGTCCAACAACAACTTTGGTCATGACTAATGAGCGATGAAATTGCGGAACCTAAGTGCCCCTCGTGCGATGTCCGAGGCCTAGATAAAATTGTGAGCCACGATAGCGAGCAGCAACATGGCAGCGGCGATGCTTGGTTTCAAATCGCAAGCTGTGCATCTTGTGGTCATGTCTATGGCGTCTTCGCCAAGATCACCAACAAAATAATCCCCAAAATTCCAGGCTATTAACCTGTCAGCAATCGCTCTTCGGTTGTCATCCCAAGCAGCCCTCTTTCGAAGGCTGCTCAGCGATGCCCTGCCGTTGTTTAAGCGATAAAAACACCATCGTTCGATTCCCCAACTGGACCTTGAGGATTCGGACCGTCTGCCTGTCCTACGATGATTTCCCGCCGCATGGCCTCGGCCACCGCTGCTGACTGGCGCTGAACGCCCAGCTTGAACATGGCGTTGGAGATCCGTTTCGCGACCGTTCCGGGCTCAACGTCGTGAGAGCGAGCGATCTGTTTGGCGGTAAGGCCCTGGGCAACTAAAAGCAAAAACTGAAGTTCTCTGCGAGCAAGCCCACGGCCGAGATGGCCGATCCATGTGCCGCTCTTGATGATTGATTCCATGCTGGTGTGCCTCTCGGTTGATTTCCCAATGCGCCCGGCCAACCAGGCGCATCAGTGAAACTTTCCGTGTCCCTTCGGCGCTGCTGGCGCGGTACGGGCTCATTCAAGTTGTTCCTCCAGCCGCGGGCCTTTCGGCTTGTTCTCCCGCTGGATAACTGCTTTCGGCGCTTTACGCTGCGCGCCCGGGTCAGTTGCCAACCCTCTGAACCGTTCAGGCCGGTTCATCGCTGCCTTCCATCTGGCCGGTTGTTATCCGGCGATGGATGAACATTACCTGCGGGTAACAATAATGGTCAATACCTGTAGGTAATTATTTTTCTCCGGGCGAAAAAAAACCCGCTGCTAAGCGGGCTTCTTTCGAGACTATCTCGCCTCTACAGGAGGACTGAGTACCAGAACACTTTACCTATCACGATAATGTCTTTCTGCAGCATTTCTTCAGCGGTATAAACCTCGTCTGGATGCTCCTCTATGTTGTAGCTTCGCATCCTGATTCCGCCGCCTGGTGCCCGGTAAAGAGTCTTCACACGGAGTTGGCCGCCATGGTTTAGGGCGTACATCTTCCCATCTGTGACAGTCGTGCAACCTTGATCAACCCCTACTGTGCTGCCGTGGGGGAGTACTGGTTCCATGCTGTTTCCGCTGACGCTAACGCATACCGCCTCGCTCGGCTGAACGTTTTGCCGCCGCAGCGTCATTTTGCCGAAGCGCAGTTTCTGTTTATTGGACGGCTCTACAACGGTCTTTCCATTGCCAGCGGATAGCTCTACTTCCTTGAGAAATGGCACGTACACCTCGTCATCGTCCAGCGGCGTGTCATCGTCCCAAACCGAAAATTCGCCCAAATATTCCGCGTTACCTTCGACCCTCGCCACCAGCTGCATGTCTTTTTGATCGAGCTGATAGCGCTCCAAGCCAAGCTTCTGCTCGATCTCTCGAGCGAAGTCTTCGCCGATTTTTTTGCTGCCTGCGGATGACTGGGCTGTCGATAGGCAGCGTGAAATGTAATTGGCGCTCTTTCCTAAAGCATCGGCCAATCTGGCCTGCTTCCCATCAAAGCGCTGCTTCATAAGTGTCCGCAAGTTTTCGCGGCGAATATCTGAAATTTCCATCCGCAGATCATCCATCACTGTTACCAACAGGTAAATTCCCTATGGGTATTGCTTTGCGATTACCTGCGGGTAATAATCCGAGGCATCTAAAGGGAGGCCCGCCATGCGGACAAAAAATCCTCAACTTCTTGAGTGGTTGAAAACAGCAACCGACGCATCTGTGGCGAAGACAGGTACCACTCGCGCGTATCTGCGAATGATTGCCTACGGACACAAGACCGCTTCGGCGGAAATCGCTGCACGAACTGAATCGGTCACAGATGGAAAAGTCACTCGCCAGGCACTGCGGCCGGATGACTGGAAACAGATTTGGCCGGAGCTCTCGGTTGCTTAGAAGCGCGTTCCATTAAGCAAATTATCCAGCAGAAGCGGCGGCCTTGGCAGTGCGTCGGACATGCTGGAAATCCATACAGTAAAAAATCGCAGACGAAAAAAAGCCGGTGGCTAGACCGGCTTCTTAAAACAACAAACTTCAGGGGCCAGTATGAACACGAACGTCACCCCCGGCAATACCCCGAATCCTGCGACACGTTTTGCTCGATCTCAAAACGTGTCGCGACACATGTCGTCTCGCGAGATCGCCGAACTGATCGGCAGCTCTCACGACAACGTGCTGAAAACGATCCGTGCGCTGGTCGCGAAGGGTGTCGTTTCTTCAAACGACACCCCCTATGTGCACCCGCAGAACGGGCAGGTGTACCGCGAGTTCTTGCTTTCACAGCGCGACACGTTGGTTGTTGTGTCCGGTTACAGCGTCGAGCTGCGTGCCCGGATCATTGATCGCTGGCAGGAGCTGGAAGCCCAAGCGGGCCAGTTCCAGATCCCGGCCACCTACGCGGAGGCACTTCAGGCTGCTGCTGATCAGGCGAAGGACAATCAAACCCTGCGCTTGGTCATCCTCGATCAGGCGCCGAAGGTTGCAGCCATCAACCGTCTGGCAGCCGCTGGCGGCGCGATCTGCATCACCGACGCTGCGAAGCATCTGCAGCTCAAACCTTCGAAGCTCTTCGCCTGGATGCAGCAGAACCGGTGGATCTTTCGCCGCCAAGGTTCCGGCCGCTGGACTGCCTACCAACCACGCATCACCTCCGGGCTCATGGTCCACAAAGTCACTGCTCTCAAGCCTGACTCAGAAACCGGTGCCGATCGTGCCGCTTTCGATCCTCTCGTTACCCCAAAGGGCCTTGCCCGTTTGGCCGAATTGAATATCGGAGCCTCGCTGTGAGCGTTCAAGCAATGTCATGGGCGCTGTCTTTGCCCACGCAAGTTCTCAAGGATGCCAGTGCCCGGCACGTGCTGCTGTGCCTGGCCAACTATGCCGGATCGAATGGCGCTGGCGCGTTCCCATCGGCTACCACCCTGGCTCAGGACACCGGCCTCTCCGAGCGCACCGTGCGCTACAAGCTGGATGACTTGGAGAAGTCCGGACTGATCCAGAAGGGCAACCAGGCGATAGCCGCTGTTCACATTGATCGCCATGACCGCCGCCCAGTCGTTTACGACCTTCAACTATTGCGGGGTGCAAATGCTGCACCCCGTACAGAACGGGGTGCAGATGACGGCACGGGGTGCAATCCACAGCAGAACGGGGTGCAACCTACGACAGAACGGGGTGCAGCGGCTGCACCCAATCCGTCACTTAACCATCAATTAACCGAAGAGCAGCTGCAGCAGCGCGAGATTGATGCCGCTCTTGCCGAACAGAACTGCGCCGCCATCGAGCCGCAGGATGATCGCCAACGCTTCGCCATGTTCGCCACGTGGGTGCCCAACGAGAAGGCGTTGTCGGATCAGATCGCCATCGCGGGGCTTCCGGATGACTGCGTACCTGACGAAGCGGTTCGCAAGTTCAAGGGCTTCCACTGCGCCAAGCCAAACACTCTCGATTCCGGCTCCGGCTGGTGCTACCGCCTTGTGCAGTGGGTGAAGCGTGAGCGAGTGCAGGCAGTAGGCCGAGGGCAGGAGCCTGATTTCAATGACACCAGTTGGGGCGAGAACCTGGGAGATCTCTGATGAAGTCTGTTTCGAGTGTTTTGCAAATGTTGCCCAACGTGGCGTCGGCCGAGGCGGCGCCAGTGAAGGCTGATCCGGGCACCGTACAAGTTATCAACTCGTTGTTTCGCGAGCTGATGGCAATTTTCCCGGCATGGAAGCAGGCATGGCCTGACGACGAGGCCATAAACGCCGCTAAAGCCACATGGACCAAGGCGTTCATGGCCGAGAAAATCACGACGATCGAGCAGATTCGCTACGGCATCAAGCAGTGCCGGAAGCTTGGCTCTGACTTCGCGCCGAGTGTCGGCAAGTTCATCAACCTGTGCCAGCCAACCCCGGAGATGCTCGGCCTTCCACCGCTCGAAACGGCGTTTCGCGAAGCGTGCCGCAATGTCCATCCGTCGATGGCCGGTCAGGCGAACTGGTCGCACGATGCGATTTGGCACACGGCAAAGGAGTCGGGTTTCGAGAGTCTGAACCGCCTTGAAACCTCGCTGGCGCGCAAGCTGTTTGAGCGCAACTACGTGATCACCGTGCGCCGTTTGATCGATGGGTTACCGCTCCAGACGATGCCGCTGGCATTGCCTGCCCGAGTTGATGGCCGCCGCACACCTGAGATCGGAAACAGAGCGCTTGCAGAACTTCGCGCCATGCGATCGGGGGCTGCCCGTCATGCCTGACCGCCGCCTGGCTGTTCCTGAGATCGAAACCTACCGCTGGGCGGTGTTCTGCTGCTCGTTCAAGGTGGATTTGAGTTCGCCACCTGATCACGCGCTGGCGCTGTTCGCCGATGAGGCCATGGCCAAGCGTTATGGGTCGTGGATGTGGCCGGGCACCTACGAAGTCGTCGACGTCGTCACGGGAAAGCCGGCATGCGAGTGAGTTCGAGAAAGCTCCGTGCTTCCGCCAATGGCCAAGAGTGCACCGTACGGATGCCGGGCATCTGCAATTACAACCCAGAAACCACCGTCCTTGCGCATCTGCCGTGCGGGCAGAAGGGCATGGGCATGAAGGGCTTCGACACCGTCGCGGTGTACGCCTGCAGCGCTTGCCACGACGTCATCGACGGCCGCGCCGCCGGCGACATCGATTGGCAGGACATGCCGCGCGCCATTGCCGAAACCCACGAAGGCCTGATCCGGGCCGGAATTCTCACCGTAAAGGGGGCTGCATGATCGACATGACGCTGCCGTGGCCGCCAAAGGAGTTGAGTCCTAACGCGCGCGTGCACTGGCGGCAAAAACACAAACACGCGAAGGCGTACCGCCGCGCCTGCGGTCTGATCGCGCTGGCGCTGGATGCACCGCGTCTCAGCGGCAAGAAGTACTTCTGGATCACGTTCTGCCCGCCGAATCGCCGCTCCTACGACGATGACAACCTGGTGGCGCGTTTCAAGGCCGGCCGGGACGGCATTGCCGATGGCCTGGGCATCGACGACAAGAACTTCGTCACGACGATCAACATCGGCAAGCCGGTGCCGGGCGGCGCGGTGCGTGTGCACATCCGGGATTATCCAATCGACGCCGAACCGGCAGCGGTGGGTCAATGACTACCGCGGCAGTGAAAATCACCCAGGCCGAAATCAAGCGGCAGGCCGCCGGCACCGTGCAGGATCTACGCGACCTTGAGAACAAAGGCCTGTACCTGCGCTTCAACAAGGCGCGAACCGGCGGTTCATGGTTCCTGGTGTTGAAAGGGGAGTGGAACCACATCGGCACTTACCCTGAGCTTTTTCCTACCCAGGTGGTGGCAGCGCTCCCAGCGATTCGTCTGCGTCTGGCCGCGGGCGAAGGTGCGAGCCTGTCCAAGTGGAGCAGCGTCGGCGAGCTGCTGGACTGGTTCGCTGATCGCATGTCGCGCGATCGCAACCTGTCGAGCAAGCGCAAGAACACTGGTGCATCGATCATCAAGTGCCACCTGAAACCGCGGCTCGGTGAGCTGCCACTGATCGCTTTCGACAAGGCAGCGCTCGACTCCTTGCTGATGTGGCCGCTACAGGAGAAAGTTTCCATCGACTACGTGCGTTCGGCATTCCAGCTGCTGGCCCTGGCATTCCGGCAGGCGGCCAAGCTGGGGATGATCACGTCCAACCCGATGGCGGCGATCCGCTTCAACGACTTCTCAAAGGCAAAGGTCGGCATCAAGCCGTCCAGGCTGCGCGGCGTTCATTTGGAAGGCCTGCTCGGACAACTCGCCGAGGTCATGACCACAGCGCCGCTGGATTCGATGCTCGCGCTGATGATGCTTTGCCACGGCACGCGGATCGGCGAAACCCGGATGGCGCGCTGGTCGCATATCAGCCTGGCTGAGCGTGAGTGGTTCATCCCTGCGGAGAACACGAAAACTGGTGTCGAGCATCATCTGCCCCTGACCGAGCAGGTGTGCACGCTGCTGACCCGGTACCGCGAAGGCCAGTTCGCCCGAGGCTATGAGGGCCAGTGCCTGTTCCCGGCGCGCAACGGCAAGGCCTTGGGGGAGGCTCAGGGCTGCGCCGTGTTCCGTCGACTGGGGCAGGGCGAGTGGACCAGTCACGACCTGCGCAAGTTGGCGCGCACTGGCTGGGCAGATCTCGGTATCGACCACCTGATTGGCGAGCTGCTGATCAACCACGCGATGGGCCACAACGTGAAGGTGTACATCCAGTCGGACGTGATGAGCCGCAAGCGTGATGCCCTCGAGCAGTGGCACGCACATCTAGATCAGAAAGGCTTTGCAGCGATTCACGGATTGACCGGCTTTAGATTCGAAGATTCTGGTAATTCGCTGAAAGCCACAGAGCATAAGGCCTGCGAGGCCAATCAATATTCAACCATAGGCGAGGTTTAAAAATGGATAAAAAGCAGCATGGCCCCGCCTTTGTGCGTCGCCAGATCCCGCTCACCGATTGCCCATCCTGTGCCGGGAAAGGGTTGATCAAGGGCGTGTTTCATCAGCTCGATTGCATCGGTTGCCATGCATCCGGCCTGGTGCACGCCGAAACGCTGGAGCCGCTGCCCCTGGATGACCTGGTCGTTCAGCTCGGCATGCTGATCCGTCACGAGCGCCACATCGCGACTTTGTCGCGTGAGCCATTGACCATGGGTGAGCTATACCAGCAAACCAACACTCGCGGGCCCGGTGGCTCGGCTATCAAGGGGGATTGATCCATGATTTACAACAGCGTTCTTGGTGGTGTGGTTTCGGCTCTCGCCGCTGAAGCTATCGATAACACCAGCAAACAGGCATGGCAAAAACTGTATAGCCCGCATGAGGAGGAGCAGCGCGACCTTCGTTCACTGTTCCGCTGCGCGCCAGGTGAACGTATTGATCGTGCTCAGGCTGATTGCTGGGTCGCGGCTCGACTTCACCACGGCCTCGAAAAGAAACATATGAACGCCTTGGTGGCCAAGTTCAGTACCGACAAGGCGAAGAAGGTTCAGGCAATCACCGAGCTGCGACAGTTGATCAATTCGCCGGCGCCGCAACTATTCATCTTCAAGGCCGTCACCGCGTGGGCGGTTCCAAAGCTGAAGGGCGCCGATTCGAAGTCAGCAAAGACTGTCACGGTAACTGTTCCTGTCGACGCGCCGGATTGGCGTCGTGAGTCGATGATTGCCTCTGCAGTCGCCGCCGAACGATCAGCAAAGAAGCGGATTGAATCCCGGTCTGCGTCGATGATTGTTCTGCCGAAAAGCTTCTACGACATGAACACCTGGGATACCGAGGGCCGCCCTGAGTCGACGCGCCGCGAATGGCGCCGAAACATCTACGGCGCGCTGAACACGCTTGTTGATGAGGCGCTTTGTCTGGCAGGAGAGATATTCGATATCGAAGGGCTCATTATTTCTGCTGATGCAGCGTAAAGGCCTGTTGACATCAGTCCATCGTTCCATCAGTATTTAACCCATCCTGTCATTCCTGCGCGTGTAGAGGACTGGCAACAAAGCCCGGCCAAGTGCTGGGCTTTTTCTTTGTAGGGCGCTCAGGTATATAGGGGGTTGTTACCACCAACTGCAGGGAGCGTTACCATGTCTGATTTGAATGAACCTCAAACTCACGATGACATGTTAAGAGGGCGGCTCGACGATCCGCTGTTTGTCAAACAGGAATGGCAAGGACGGGGTATTGATCAGTTGCTTCAATGGCTGGTCAATAACACGAATGCTCACCCCAACAATCAGCATTCAATTACATTAACTGTCGGCGGAAATCTAATTTCTGGGAAGCTGATATCGGCGGATGCTTATTTCAAGAAGATGACGGATCACCTTGCAGCCGACTTTTCTGCTGAAGACGGTTCTCGCGAGATTTTCAAAGAAGAAGCCTCGCATTGGAATACGCCGCCGATTACTGAGAGCGGTCTTTTGCCTCCACCGCAATTCATTCATTTAGAAGCTGCGGAAATCTACAGCTCGAACGAGCGACCAATTCTACCTGGAGGGTCGCTTTGGAGAGGGAAGCTGTCGAGTGTTGATGGTTTCAACTTAGGCCGCCTCGTCTATACAGCCCAGTAATTTCTTCACGCCCCAAGCGTTATTTTTTTCACTGAAGCCTCGGCATTTGCCGGGGCTTTTTCGTTTTCGGCTCCACCACACCCATCGCATCGAGCCGGGAGTGCCGCTGGAGCCGAACCTAATGCACTCCCCCCAAAGGGAGGAATCGAGATGCCAAACATGCCTGAGAAGGATCCCGGCCTGTGGGCCGCAATGATTGCCTGGCTGCTGCTGCATCAACCCCAGCTCTATGCCGCTGGCCTATCGGTCGGTATCGCTGTGCTGCGAGTGATGTACGGCGGCGGCACTCGCCGTCAGATGTATCTGGAAGGCGCGCTCTGCGGCCTGGTCACGCTGTCGTTGGTGCCACTCCTTGAATGGATGGGCTTACCACAAAGCATGGCCACGTTCGCCGGCGGTGCAGTCGGCTTCCTCGGGGTCGAGAAGGTGCGCGGTTATTACGATCGTGCAGCCGTTCGGAAACTTGAGGGTTGAACATGGCTCGCGTCGATAGCTTCCACCAGTACAACGACGGCCGCGGCAGGCGCCGGGTGTATGTCAATGGCAACGAGACTGAGCGCGTTGTTTGGTGCGATACGTCGTTGGGCATTGCGGTGTTCTGTCCGTTTCCGTACCGCGTTGATCACCGTCGTGACCAAATCTACACACGACGCCTGCGAGGAACGGTAACTGTCGAGAGGATTGACTGATGGCTTGTACCGGATGTGCAGATCGCCGCGAATGGATCAAGAAGTGGAGCAAGGTGGCCTATGAGCGAGCGCAACGAATTCTCAGCCCAAGTGCTGATCAGCCCCGATCAGATGAAGGTGATAGCCGGCCGGGAGCAGGAGTTCCTGTCGATCTTCAAGCAACAGCTCCAGGAGCAGATGAAGACCAACGAGCTGCTGACAGCCCTGATCCAGTCACTGAGTGACGAGCAAGTTGATGACGATGACGCCGAACCACTCACCTACATGGACGGCACACCCGTCAATGGAGGTGGCTGATGGCGAAGCTGACTTCGCTCAAGTCTGGGCTGCAGACCCAACCGTCACGACTCGCCAACATCAATCCTGACTCATGGCGGGCCGGCAAGCAGACAGCGGCTCAACGTGGATACGGCTACAAGTGGCAGAAGGCACGGGCCAGCTGGTTAGAGCGGCACCCGCTCTGCGTCTACTGCGAACGCAGCGGGCGAGTGACGGCGGGCACCATCGTTGACCACATCGTCGAGCATCGCGGTGACCAGACATTGTTCTGGGCGCGCAGCAACTGGCAGACGCTGTGCCAACCCTGCCATGACATCGTGAAGAAGGCCGAGGAGGCTGCTCGCGCCCTTGATGCACGCCAATGACGTGCTTCAATGGCGTGTGGCACGTCAGTTCCCCGGTTTGAGAGGGGGAGGGGTGGGGTCAAAGTTCACACCTTTTTGCTCCAAGACCACCCTCCCCCTCACGCGCAGATTTTATTCCCCTTTTGAAAAAAGGAATTCAGCAAATGGCAGGCGTAAAAGGCAAGAGCGGGGGCGCTCGCCCCAACTCTGGCGGCGCTCGGCCGGGCGCTGGCCGGAAAAAGAAGATTGATCCGGAATCACCAAACCAATCCTCGGTGACCGTGGAGTTCGAGGCCCAGCCACATGGCGGTGCACTGAAGCGGGAAAAGGCGGTACCGGTCCCGGTGCCAGAGATGGACATGCTTTCGCTACTGACGAAAATTGCCCTGGGCCAGCTTGATGCCAGCCCGATACAGGTGAGGGCGGCCATCGCCGCGGTTCAATACACACACGTTAAGAAAGCGGATGGCGGCAAGAAGGATGAGGTGCACAAGGCAGCCGAGCAGGCCGCTGGAAAATTTTCCCGGCAGGCACCGCCCAAACTGGTCGCGGCGAACGGTAAGCAGGTTTAACTATGGAATGGTCAACGGCATGCCCGGACTGGGCGCAGCGACTTGTTGACCGCGAGTCGATCATTCCTCCGCCAATCTTTGTCGATGAGGCTGAACGAGCCTTAGCAATTTTCATGGAGCTGAGAGTCCCGGATCTGCCCGGCAAGCCAAGAATGGCTGACTGCTGTGATGAGTGGGTGCTCGACTACGTTCGGTGCATTTTCGGTGCTTACGACGGAGAGACAGGACGCCAACTGATCCGGGAGTTCGGCCTGCTCATCAGCAAGAAAAACACAAAAAGCACGATTGCTGCCGGGATCATGCTGACGGCTTTGATCTTGTGTTGGCGGGAGGAGGAGGAGCATCTGATCCTGGCGCCGACCCGCGAGGTAGCGGACAACGCTTTCAAGCCCGCCGCGGCAATGGTCCGAGCCGATGAAGAACTGTCGGCGATGTTCCACATTCAGGACCATATCAGGACTATCACCGATCGAACGACGCGCAACTCGCTGAAAGTCGTTGCAGCTGACACCGACACCGTGTCTGGCAAGAAGTCCGGCAAGGTCCTAGTAGACGAGCTCTGGGTTTTCGGTAAGCGCGCCAACGCCGAGTCGATGTTCATGGAGGCGCTCGGCGGACAGATATCTCGCGAAGAGGGTTGGGTTATCTACCTGACCACGCAGAGTGATGAACCACCTGCAGGCGTTTTCAAGGAACGCTTGAGTTACTGGCGTGATGTTCGGGATGGCAAGATCCTCGATCCAAAAACGCTGGGTGTTCTCTACGAATTTCCGCAGCAGATGGTTGATGGTAAGGACTATCTAAAGCCAGAAAACTTCTACATCACCAACCCCAATATTGGACGATCGGTGAGTGCGGAATGGCTTGAGGATCAGCTGAAAAAACGGCTGGGGTCCTCTGATGGGTCTCTGCAAAAATTCCTCGCGAAACATCTCAATATTGAAATTGGCCTGAATTTACGCAGCGATCGCTGGGCTGGAGCTGATCATTGGCAGGCGGCTTCCGAGTCTGGCATGAGCCTCGAAACAATACTCGAAAGATCGGAGGTAGTAACTGTCGGCATCGACGGTGGCGGCCTTGATGACCTTTTGGGGCTGACCGTACTGGGGCGAGAGCCTGGCACTCGCCGGTGGCTTCATTGGGCTCATGCTTGGGCTCACCAGATCGTCTTCGAGCGCCGGAAGGACATTGCCAGCGTATTGAGAGACTTTGAGAGCGCGGGCGATCTCACGGTGGTTGATCGACCTGGTGATGACGTGCAGCAGGTTGCTGACATCATTTGCGACATCCGCGATCGAGGGCTACTGCCGGAAAAGTTAGCGATTGGCGTGGACGCTGCCGGTATAGGCGACATCGTCGATGAGCTCACCACGGAAGAACGCGGCATCGTGATGGAGCAAATTGTCGCTATCTCCCAGGGCTGGAAGCTGAACGGCGCAATCAAAACTACAGAACGCAAGGTTGCCGGCGGTGAGTTGGTTCATTGCGGAAGCCCGCTGATGAGCTGGTCCGTAAGTAATGCGCGGATTGTTCCCCAGGGCAACGCAATCACGATCACCAAGCAGGCAAGTGGCTCGGCCAAGATCGACCCGCTTATGTCCACATTTGATGCCGTCTCCCTGATGGCCCTGAACCCCGAAGGCGCTGGCGACCTGCAGGGCTTTTTCGATAACCCGATCATGGTAGGAATCTGATGGCCAACAAAAAACCAGGCCGGGTGAAGGCTGCGCTACAGAACTGGCTCGGCGTACCGATTGGGCTGAAGGATGGCTCGTTCTGGCAAGAGTGGTTCGGCGCATCGGCGGCGGGCAAGCATGTGTCGGTGGATAAGGCCATGCAGCTGTCCACCGTTTGGGCCTGCGTACGGTTGCTGTCTGAATCTGTATCCACGCTACCGCTCAAGCTTTACCAGCGTATGCCTGATGGTTCTCGCACGCCGGCGAAGGATCACCCGTTGTATCGGGTTTTGTGCCGGGTGCCGAATTCGGAGATGACGCCTCAGCGTTTCATGCTGCTGGTCGTGGCAAGCATCTGCCTTCGCGGCAATGCCTTCGTCGAAAAGAAAATGATCGGCAGTCGGATCATCGCGCTGGTGCCGCTGCTGCCGCAGTGCATGAGTGTGAAGCGCCTGGATACCGGGCGGCTGAAATATACCTACACCGAGAACGGTAACGAACGGGATATTCCTGAGAAGAACCTCATGCACATCCGCGGCTTCGGCCTGGATGGTGTTTGTGGGATGTTGCCAGTTACAACCGGCCGCGAGATTTTCGGATCGGCGATGGCAGTTGAGGAGGCAGCCGCTAAGGTGTTTGCCCAAGGCATGCAGGCTTCCGGCATCCTCAGCAGTGACGCCAAAATCACTCCGCAGCAGCGCGAGCAACTCCGGACGAGTCTCAACGCGTTCATGGGCTCGAAGAACGCCGGCAAGATCATGGTCGCGGAAGCGGGCTTCAAGTATCAGGGCATCACAATGAACCCTGAAGCGGCGCAGATGCTGGAGTCTCGATCGTTCAACATTGAGGAGATGTGCCGCTGGTTCCGTGTTCCGCCGTTCATGGTTGGGCATATGGACAAGCAGTCCAGTTGGGCCAGCTCGGTCGAGGCACAGAACCTGCATTTCTTGACCAACAGCCTCCGGCCTTTGCTGGTGAATATCGAGCAGGAGATCACTCGCTGCCTGATCGGCGACGCAGACGCTGATGAGTACTTCGCCGAATTCTCCGTTGAGGGTCTACTCCGTGCTGATAGCGCCGGCCGGGGGGCCTGGTACAACACTGCGCTGCAAAATGGCTGGATGTGCCGAAACGAAGTGCGTCGACTGGAGAACCTGCCGCCAATTCCCGGTGGTGACATTTACACGGTCCAGTCAGCGCTGGTTTCACTCGATCAGCTCGGCAAGCAATCGGCCGGCATGTCTCCAGCTGCGACGGCGTTCATGTTGCGAATTGCTGCCGCTAACCAAGCTGGCGACAAGGCGACTCTCTCGGATGCTTTCGAGCTTGCCAACAAGGCGCTGGAATCCGGAAACCCGGACGGGCCACTGATGGCCCATGCGCTGATTTCGCTGCCTTTGCTTAAAGCAGCCTGACCCTGGAGTAAATCATGACCCTGAAGACCATTCCGGTGGCTCCGGCGGCTCGCCCGTGCGCGCAGGTTCAGTGCGACCTCACGCCGAAGGCGCTGGAGCGCTGGAATCCATCAATCAAAGCGGCCGCTACCGATGACAACACCATCACGATGTACGACCCGATCGGGTACGACTGGTGGACTGGCGACGGTGTAACTGCCAAGCGCGTGAGCGCTGCGCTGCGCAGCATCGGCGATAACGACGTGACAGTGAAAATCAACAGCCCGGGCGGTGATGTATTCGAGGGGCTGGCGATCTACAACCTCCTGCGAGAGCACAAGGGCAAGGTGACCGTCCAGATTCTTGGCTTGGCAGCCTCAGCGGCATCGTTCATTGCGATGGCTGGCGACGAGGTGCAGATCGCTCGCGCCGGCTTTTTGATGATCCATAACAGCTGGACCGGTGTTGCTGGAGACCGAAACGAAATTCGTGAGGTTGCAGACTTCCTCGAACAGATCGATAGATCTCTTGCCGACATCTACGCCGTGCGCACCGGTGACAAAGTCGAGGAAATGAGCCGGCTCATGGACGTTGAAACCTGGATGGGCGGCTCAGCCGCCATAGATGCTGGCTTTGCCGACTCGCTGCTTGCCTCTGACGCAACGAAAGAAGACACCAATGCAATGACACCTCACCAAGTGGCCGCGCGCCGCCTGGACATGATTCTTGCGAAACAGGGCATGCCCCGCACCGAGCGGCGATCCCTGATTCAAGACCTCAAGGCGGGTATGCCTGGCGCTACCCCCTCCGGCAAGCAGAACGCTGCCGAAACACCGGCCGACCTGGCCAACCCAATCGCCGAACTACAAGCCGCATTGTCGCGGTTTTCGGCTGCAGCTACCCATACCGGAGCAAAACCATGAGCGAAAACACCGCTGATCTGCTGAAGAACGTTTCCAACGAGCTGAAAAAGGCGACTGACGATTTCAGCAGGCAGGCAGAAAACGCACTGAACGAGGCCAAAAAGGCCGGCACGCTGTCTGCCGAAACCAAAAACGCTGTCGACGAACTGGCAACCAAATTCAACAGCCTGACCGAGGCTGAGAAGCAACTGAAGGCTCAGTTGGGCGAGCTGGAACAAGAATTCGCACGCATCCCATCGCAATCGCGTCCGGGTGTGCAGGACACTCTGGGTGGCGTGGTGATCAAAAGCGAAGCCCTCAAGGAGTTCGCCAAACACATCGAGGCGTCGAAGCGTCTCAGCGTTCCCGTGAGTGCTGCGCTGCTCACCGCAAACGTGCCTGGCACCATCGTCGCGCCTGATCGACTCTCAGGCATTGACGTGATGCCGAAGCAGCGCCTGTTCATTCGTGACCTGATCGCGCCAGGTCGAACCACTTCGAACACCATCTACTGGGTTCAGCAAACCGGCTTCACTAATGCTGCCAAGGCGGTCGCCGAGAACACCCAAAAACCGTACAGCGATATCACCTTCGCGGAGAAAATCACTCCGGTGCGCACCATCGCGCACATGTTCAAGGCGTCCAAGCAGATTCTCGACGACTTCGCGCAGTTGTCGTCGACTCTGGACACCGAGATGCGTTTCGGCCTCAAGTATGTCGAAGAGCAGGAAATTCTGTTCGGCGACGGCACCGGTGCGCACCTCGACGGCATTGTGCCGCAGGCCAGTGCGTTCGATGCTGCCTTTGACGTTGCGAATCAGACCGGCATCGATGATCTGCGCCTGGCGATGCTGCAGGCCCAGCTGGCACGTCTGCCGGCATCCGGCCACGTCCTTCACTTCATTGACTGGGCGAAGATCGAGCTGACGAAGGACAGCTTGGGGCGCTACATCTTGGCCAACCCATTGGGCTTAGCAGGTCCAGTCCTCTGGGGCTTGCCTGTGGTGGCCACCGAAATCGCAGCGTTCCAGGGCAAGTTCCTGACGGGTGCGTTCCAGACCGGCGCGCAGATCTTCGACCGTGAAGATGCAAACGTAGTTATCTCGACCGAGAACGCCGACGACTTCGAGAAGAACATGATCTCGATTCGTTGCGAAGAGCGCTTGGCGCTGGCGGTTAAACGTCCTGAAGCCTTCATCTACGGCAGCTTCACCGCACCGACCACACCTTGACCTGGACAGGGCCGCCAATAAGGCGGCCCACTGGAGGGCATCATGAAGTTGATCACTTTGAAACCGCTGTATCTGGGCGGAAAAACCCTAGTCGAAGGCTCACCGTTCATTACTGACGAACAACATGGACGGCAGCTTCTGGCAAAAGGGTTCGCAGCCGAGCATGAAGGCGATGAATCGCCGGAAGTGGATTTGACCTCTGATCAGGCAGGTGGCGGTGCATTGACCACGGAAAGCCTTGTCGGCAAGTCAAAGACCTTTGATGTGAAGCAGCTGGGCCATGGTCATTGGATTGTGGTGAACGCCGAGGGTCAGCAGGTCGGCGACTTCAGCGGAAATAAGGCCGCTGCAATTACCGAAGTTGAGCGACTCACCGCTGAAGCAGCTCCGCAGGTGTAACCATGAGCCTGATCGATATTGAGCGTGCGATGAAACACGTTCTGGCTGAACCCGAAGATCAAGATCTGGTTCAGGAAAATCTGGATGCGGCCGAGGGCGCGGCCATGCGGTACCTCAATCGACGCGTGTTTCTCGATCAGGCAGCCATGGATTTGGCAAAAGCTGGTATTCCCGCCCTGATGCAGTCTGCTCGTGCAGCGAATGCCGCAGCCGTTGAAGCCGCGAACGCTGTTGATGACGCTCGCGATCGATGCGTTCTCCTCGATTACGCCAGGCAAGCGCTTGCCGATGCGCATGAAGAAATCGATGCGATCGCTTACGGAATACTGCTGAAACCTGAATTCACGGCGGCATGCCTGCTCACGCTAGGACACCTGTTCGCGAACCGCGAAGATGTAGTTGTGGGCGCCGCTGCAACGGAATTGCCAATGGCTTCTAAACATCTACTGACTCCTCTTCGTGTGAGGATGGGACTGTGATGCGCGCCGGCCGACTTCGCCACCGAATCGATATCCAGCGGAAGGTGGCGGGCCGCGATCCTGACACTGGAGAAATGCTCGAGGAGTCCTGGGTGACCGAGTGGGAGAAATGCCCGGCGGCATTCGAGCCGTTGAGCAGTCGCGAATTCATTGCTGCCAAGGCTGAGCAGGCCGAAGCAACAGCGCGTGTCGTGATCCGATATCGCCCGGGTGTTTTGCCGACGATGCGAATCCTGTATCGCGGCGACATCTACACCATTGTTGGCCCGCCACTGGCCGACCCGGTATCAGGCAAGGATTACCTCAGCATTCTGGTGGCCACGGGGGTGAACGATGGGTGATTTTCGACTCCAGGGAGTGGACGGCGTCGTCGGAAAGATGCGTGGGCTGGCGCCGAAGTTACGACGCTCCGGACTGAAGAAGGCCGCTCGGCGAGCCATGAACATTGTCCGTGACTCGGCGAAAGCCAAAGCCAAAACCATCGACGATCCGGAAACCGCCGCAAAGATCTGGAAGAACATCGTCACGCAGGACTCCCCCAAGGAAGGCGCCCAAGTTGGCGGTGTGGTGATGCGCGTGGGGGTTCGAGGCGGTGCTGGTGCAAACCAATACAGCAAGGACGCATCGGGAAACCCGGGAGGGGACACCAGGCACTGGCGTTATATCGAGTTCGGTACTGAGCACAACCCAGCTGCTCCCTTCATGCGTCCAGCCCTGGCCGATAACGTCGGTCCAGTAACCGAAAAATTCGCCAATGAATTGAGTGCTGAGATCGACGCAGCGCTGAGAGGGCTGTGATGTTCGCACCCATTTTCAAGGTTTGCTCGGCTGATTCCGGCGTTGGTGCGCTGATCGGCGCCGGTACCGAGTGCCGGCTCTACCTGTTTGGCGAGGCGCCGGCGGATGTGATCAAACCCTACGCGGTTTGGCAGACGATCGGCGGCGCGCCGGACAACTATCTGGCCGACCGTCCCGATAGCGACCGATTTGAGCTGCAGGTCGATGTTTATGGCACGGCTGCGACCCAGACAAGGAGTGTTGCTCGGGCTATTCGTGACGCCATTGAGCAAAAGGCTTATGTGACCCGTTGGGGCGGCGAATCGCGCGACGCTCCGACCAAAACGTACCGCTACAGCTTCGACGTGGACTGGTGGGTATCCCGCTGACCGCCCGATGTAATCGATGCCCGCCCAGTGCGGGTTTTTTTATGCCCGACATACGGAGAAACCCATGTCGATCCTCACCCAAGGAACCAAGATTTACGCTCTGGTGCCACCGCTGACCGGTACCGGCCCGCTGACCGTGCTGCCCATCGATTGCGCTACCGCTTTCAACCCTGGTGGTGCACCGGCCGACCAGATCGACGACACCTGCCTGGAAGACACTGTACGCAAATCCAAAAAAGGCCTGCGCACCCCCGGCCAGGCTTCGATGACCATCCTGGCCGACCCGCGCAACGCCAGTCATATTCGCCTGCATCAGCTCTCCGAGGCTGACGGTGAAACCACGATCAAGTGGGCCGTGGGTTGGTCTGACGGAACCGCCGCTCCGACGGTAAACACGGCTGGCGATGATTTCGAGCTGCCAGAATCCCGCACCTGGTTCGTCTTCGAAGGCTATGTCGCGGATTTCCCGTTCGACTTCGCCGGCAACGCGAACGTCAGTACCGCTGTTTCCATCCAGCGATCCGGCGGCTCAGCCTGGATTCCGAAAACTGCATAAGGCCGACCCATGAAACTGGCAGATCTGAAGAAGAAGGGAGGCGTCATATCCGACGCCTTCGTGAAGAAATCCGTCGAATGGACCCACAACGTCAAGGGCAAGGACGTTACCGAAAAGTTCGATATCCACGTCCGCCGGCACGCGTTTGGCGTCATGGAAGCAATGTTCATTGGTGGCGAGGCGCAGAAATACCGGAATGCGCGCTATCTGGCCGCCAGTGTGTTTCTCGGCCCTGATGGCGCCGAGGAGCTCCCGTTCGACGATGCGGTCAACCTCGACCCCGGACTGGGCATTGCCCTGCTACAAGCGGTGAACGAGGTCAATGCTCCAGTAAAAAACTGACAGCCGCCGATGAGTTGCACCACGAACTGGTGCTCAACGGAGTCGGCGGGCGCACGATCGCGGAGCTCAAACGGAACATGAGCTACGCGGAAATGCTGTCATGGGCGGCGTATCGGGAGAAATACGGATCCTTCAACCCGATGCATCGTCAGGAGCAGATGTCGGCCATCATTGCACTGCAGGTTCACCGGCTCGGGTCTGGCAAGGCTGACCTGATCGACTTCATGCCGCATGCCGAGCGACCAGCGCTCACGTTGGAACAGGCGATGGAAGACTGGGCGTAGGTTGGTGCTAGCGATGGAAGATGCTAGTTTCTCACGATCAAAAAGGAGCGTGTCGTGAGAAAAATACAGGTAATAGGGATCTGCTGTCTGATTCTGGCCGGCTGCGATACTCGTGCGGTTGACTCCTCACGTGCTGTTCAGGTTTCGCCTGAAAACGTCTATGCGTTCAGTCGCCCAGCCGCTCGAGATGACGCGAGAATAACCTTTGTGCAGGACAAGGGTGCGATGAGTTGCTTTGGAGCTGGCATGCAAGTCTTCATGGACAATCGGCTTGCCGCCGAGACTTCGAGTGGAGAAAAGGTCATCCTCTATCATGCTCCTGGGCCTGTGCAATTCAGCATCAAGAACAACGCAATGTGTGCTGGTGGCGACCTTGTCGGAATGATCTTGGATCTCAAGCCGGGGTATTCGTATCAACTGCGAGGGTATCGTGGCACCTGGGACAAGCCGGAAGTAATGCTTGGCACGCCACCGCCCTTCAAATACACCAAATAGCTGGCATCAGTCAGTTCTATAGCCGCCGAAAGGCGGTTTTTTTATGCCTGGAGAATTGCTATGTCATCGCGCTCGCTGGGCACTTTGACGCTGGATCTGGTCGCTAAAATCGGCGGGTTTCAGCAGAATATGGATCAGGCATCAAGGTCCGTTGCTGGATCAGGCTCCGCCGCGGTCAAGGCTTCAGCTCAGGTTCAAGTGCTTGAGCGTCAGTTCTCATCGCTGGCTGGAGTAGCATCTAGACTCGCCGCACCTCTCGCCGCTGCGTTCAGTGTGAACGGTATTTACACCGCGAGCGAGGCATACAGCACACTGACGAACCGATTGAAATTGGTAACGAACGGTACCGCCGAGCTCGTTACTGCCCAGTCTGCGGTATTTGGTATCGCGCAAGATGCCCGACAGCCCCTTACGGCGACCGCCGAACTCTACCAGCGCATCGCGACGAACCAGAAGGAACTGAAGCTTTCTGGTGAAGGTGTGGCCGGCATCGTCGGCACTATCAGCAAAACGCTCGCGATCTCCGGTTCATCTGCTGAGAGCGCAAACGCTGCACTGATTCAGCTTGGCCAGGCGTTCGCATCCGGTGTGCTGCGCGGCGAAGAGCTCAACTCGGTGCTGGAACAGGCTCCGGCGTTGGCCCAGGCGATCGCGAAGGGCATGGGCAAGACAGTTGGAGATTTGCGCAACCTCGGCGAGCAAGGATTGCTTACTGCTGATGCGGTCGTGAAGGCACTTCAAAGCCAGGCTGGCGCTGTGGATGCTCTCTTCTCGAAGATGACGGCCACAATTGGCGGCAGCCTCACTGTAGTTGGCAACTCAATCACCCGCTATATCGGGGAGATTGATCAGATGTCTGGGGCGAGCGGCAAGGTCGCTGGTGAAATTCTCGCGGTAGCCAAAGTGATTGACGGAAGCCTTCCCGCGGCCTTGGACGGCATCCGTGAACACTCGGGCGCGCTGGTTCAGTTGTTCACTACTGGCCTGTACGTAGCGCTTGCACGGGTAGCCGGAGGATTTGCCCAGCAGGGTGCAGCAGCTTTGTCGGCCGCCGCCGCGAATCAGGCAGCTCTGACGTCCTCGGCCGCGCTTGCCAAGCAGGATCTGTTGGCGGCTCAGGCCAAACAACTGGACGCCAAAGCATCGGTTCAGCGGGCAAATCTTGAGCTGAGCGCCGCACAGGGAAAGGTCGCTTCAGATCGGGTGCGCCAGGCCTCAGAGCTGGCCAACATCCAATCCGTACAAGCCGCACTTGCTGCCGAGTTGACGCTTGAGCAGGAGCGCTTGAAAGCGCAGATCAACGAGCAGGGGCGCGCAGCGTCGGTTGCTCGGATCTCCGAGATTCGTCTCACACAGGTTGCGGTGATCAAGCAGGTTGAAGCCGCGGAACGCTCCTTGGCCAGCACTACGGTGGCGTCCTCGGCACTCGTGGAAAAGGCCTATGCAGGGCGCACCGCAGCAACATTGGCCTTTGCTGAAACGACCGCCGCGGTTAACGCGCTGAGCGTTGCATCGAACAATGCTGCCGCCGCGGCCAGCGTGACCGGGCGGGCATTTTCCGCACTCGCAACTGCGGGTAGCGGGGCCTTGGCGATGCTCGGCGGCCCGGTAGGGCTGGTGTTCATCACTGCCGCCGCCGCGCTTTCCTTCATCGACTTTCGCAGCAGTGCCGACAAGGCAAAAGAGGGCCTTGAGCAGCTTCAGGGGCCGTTGGATCAGGTAATCGCCAGATTCAAATCCATGACAGAGGAGCAACGCGCCGGCGCCCTGGTTCGCTGGAGTGAGGCACAGGTTGATGCGGTGAAGGCCGCAAAAGGAGAGCTGGATTCCCTCCAGGCGACTCTGAAAAAAGGGGTTCTGGGATCTGACTCGCTTTCTCTGCCGTCGAGGATTGCGGGTTCCAGCAACGACGAAACGATCAAAAGAGCACAGGCATACGAGGATTTGCGCACGAGGATTGACGAAGCCGCGAAAAGCGGTCAGTCGATCATTCCTATTTTGGAGGAGGCGGGCAAGGTACCTGGCGTTTCACCGAAGTTGGTGGATGACCTTAAAAAGGGCGCTGAAGCATGGTCGACGCAGAACCAAGTTGCCAAGGAAGCTGAAGATCGTCAGCGCATCCTCCGTGGCGAGATGGACAAAACTGCCGCATCGGCGGCGAATGGCGCAGCGGCGACCGGCGGAATGACTACTGCCGGCGAGAAGTACCTGAAAACCTTGCAGGCTCAGTTGGGCAAGCTGCAGGACAACAACGACGCGGTGAAGGAAGCCACCCGATACCTGGATCAGCACAAGGAACTGAGCGAGGCTGATCGGACGGCGATTATGTCCGTCGCCTACGCCACGAAAGCTCAGGATGAAGCCAACAAGGCCGCCACCAAATCGACGAAGGATGCAGCCAAAGCCCAGACCTCTCTGATAGAGCAGTTGAAGCAGGCTGCTGCCGGTTTTCTTGACCTGAAAAAGTCATTCGATCCGGTGGGCGCAGCATCAGAGCAATTTCAGAAGTCGACCGGGCAGCTCAACCTCCTTTTCAAGAATGGGAAGATCACCCAGGAAGATTACGGCAAGGGCACCGCGTGGCTGGCAGAGCAATTCAATACTGCCACCAAGGCTGCGCTCGGCCTGTCACAGGCTGAGGAATACCGCCTTGAGCTGGAGAAGAAGCTCAACAATGATCGCGCTCAATACGCGAGCCAGGCCGCGGCAGTCGGGCAGGGTGATAAGGAAGCCGAGCGCGCGCAGCAGCGCTTGGAGCTTGAACGTGAGACTAACGAGCGGCTGCTTTCGCTGCGCACCGAACTGGCCAATGCCACGACGGAAAAACAACGCAACGACCTGCAGGCCCAGATTGATCTGACGAACGAGTATCTGCCGAAACAGGTTGATGCCATGCGTGAGGGTTTCAGGCAGATCGACGAGGCTCAGGCGGATTGGTCGAATGGAGCGCGTTCGGCGTTTGCCAATTACATGGACAGCGCTTCGAACGTCGCCGAGCAGACGAAGAACCTGTTTTCTGATGCCCTAAACGGCACAGAAGACGCGCTGGTGAACTTCGTCAAAACAGGAAAACTGTCGTTCCGGGATCTGGCTGACTCGATTGTCGAGGACTTGATCCGGATTCATATCCGTCAGGCCGCCGTCGGCTTTCTAGGTGGTTTCGCCGGGCTGTTCAGCGGCGGTGGCGGGGCTTCAAGCCTTGGCACTGGCACCATGACCGGTTTCAGCGAGGGCAGCATGGTGATGAATGCCAAGGGTGGCGTTTACGACTCGCCAAGTCTTTCGTCCTTTTCGAACCAGATCCACGACAGCCCGCAGATGTTCGCGTTTGCCAAGGGCGCCGGCATCTTCGCGGAGGCCGGCCCAGAGGCAATTATGCCGCTGACCCGGGCCGCTGATGGATCGCTTGGCGTTCGCGCGATCGGCAACGGCGACACCTCGGCGGCAGAAACAGCAGCCACTGAAACCTCCTCGATCGGCGGAATTACCCAGTACATCACCGTCCAGGGTTCGGCTGATGACGCCACACTGGCGCGCATCCAGCAAGCGGCCAAGCAGGGCGCTCAGGATGGCTACAGCATGGTGCTTCGCGATCTCAAAATGAACGGCCCAGCCCGGCAGCTAATTGCCAGAAATCGATAGGAACAGGAGTACCGCATGGCTATCGAATGGCCGGCTTCACTGTGCCCGAACGAAATGACGTGGGGCATGGTTTACAACAATCGGAGCTTCACCTCGACGCTTTCAAATGCCCAGCAGATCGTTGGATACCCGGGTGCCTATTGGCAGTGCACGCTCACATTCAACTCCATGAGCCGCGCCAAAGAACGGCAGCTTTCTGCTGTTATTGGTCGGCTTCAGGGGATGCTCGGAACCGTGAACATTCCAGCGTTCACTCGCCGGCGCACCGACTCGATTGGAGCGCCGGTAGTGATCACGGGTAATGCCCAGGCAACCGTGATGACACTCGGCGGCGTTACCGCAAGCCGTAAGGTCTTCAGCTACGGCGACTACATCAGCATCAACGGTGAAATGTTCGAGATTGTTGATGACGCGTCATCGAATGCACAGGGCAGAGTGCAGGTGACGCTGAACAAGCGAATCCGAAAGGCTCTGGTCGCTGGCGCCGCCGTGGAGTACCGCAATCCGTTCGCCGAGATGCGGCGAACGGACGACAACCACAGCTTCACCATTCAGCCCTTGGTGGCCAATGGCACGCTGCAACTCAGGGAGGCTTTCTGATGCCCTCAGCATTCCCGTTCAGCCAGAACGTGGTGAACATCATTGCCACTGGCCGGTTCATGCCGGTCTACGCCGTTCAGCTCGACTTCGTCGACGGCATGGTCTTCGCGCACACCGGCACCGGTGACCTATTGGTTGACGGCATCACCTATCAGGGTGTTGGCAATTTCGGCCAGGTCAGCCAGTCGCAGGAAAGCGACAACTCCGGTTCGCCAATGTCGGTCGAGCTCACCCTCAGCGGCCTGGATGCCTACATCCTCTCCGAGACGAACGTGCGCGGCTGTCGCGGCCGGATGGCCAAGGTCATGTTCGTGGTGTTCGACGAGGCTGGCAACTACGCGGCGGACATCCTGTTTTCCGGCCGAATGGATGCAGCCAAGTTCTCGTTCGCCGGCAACGGCCAGGACGGCAACAGCATCACTGTGCCCGTAGTTGACCGGATGGCCGAGTGGAGCCGCACCGGTACCGAACGATTCACCGACGAAAACCACCGCGCGCGCCATGACGGCGACCGGTTCTTCTACGCCATCGCCCAGATGTCCGAGTGGCCCATTTACTGGGGCTCGAAGAAGGACGCACCGACATTCACCTATGGAAGTTAGCCATGCGCTACCGAGACTGGACAACCCGTCTAAACGACGTGATCAAGGCCGCCCAAGAGCGGCCTTTTTCATGGGGCGAATTTGACTGCTGCCTGTTCGCTGCTGACTGCACGGCGGCGATTTGTGGCGTCGATCCGGCCGAGAACTACCGCGGCAAATACACAACGGAAACCGGCGCCAAGCGGCAGCTGAAAAAGCAGCACGGCAGCCTTGAAGCTGCATGGGATGCCCATTTTTCGAGGGTGCCGCTGACATTCATTCAGCGCGGAGACGTGGTGCTGTACGACGCGCCCGGCGGCCGGAGCATGGCTGTTTTCTGGGCTGGCGATTATTGGGCAACAACCGACGACGGCGCAGCCCGTGTCGTATGCGAGCCACTGGCCGCGTGGAGGGTTGAATGAGCGGCGGCGTCAGAAAACTTGCCTCGGTCGTGGTTGGTGCGGTTGTTGGTTTTGCCCAAGGTGGCCCGTGGGGCGCGGTCGCCGGCGCTGCGCTGGCCTTCTACGCATCGGAGCAGCAGGAAAAGCTCAACACCAAGTCGCCGCTGCGCGACAACGAGCCGTCGGCGCAGACCGTTCGGTCGTCGAAGGCGCCGGTCCGTTTCATCCTCGGCCGCGTTTCCACTGGCGGCGTGCTGGTCTGGGCGCAAGAGCAGGCCGGCGCACAGGGAGAGGGCGAGTGGCTGCACCTGGTGTACGTGTTGTGCGAGGGCCCGATCACCGCGCTTGAAAACATCTACCTTGGCGAGGAAGAAATTGGCAGCTACGGCGCGCAGGCGACTTATGAGCTGGTGGTCAACCCGACTCAGGTGAACGCTTTCCTGAAGGCCAACTGCCCAGACTGGAAGGACAGCCAGATCGGCCGGGGCCTGTCGTTCGTTCGGGTTTCGCTGCAGTACAGCGCAGAGAAATTCCCGTCGGGCATCCCGGATACCCGTTTCGTGGTGCGCGGCCGCAACGACGTGTACGACCCACGCACCGGTACCGCGATTTACAGCGCCAATACCGCGTTGCATCTGCTTTGGTTCCTGCGCGCGCGTTGCGGTGTGCCGGACGACGAGATCGTGTTCGAAACCTTCGCCAGCGCGGCCAACGTGTGCGACGAGGCTCTGACCAATGCCGACGGCTCGACCAGTCAGCGCTATCGCAGCGGCTGCGTGATCGGCGCGGACGAGCAGCGCACGGGTGTGCTGCAGAAATTGGAAGCGGCCTGCGGTGGCCACCTGATCCGTGTTGGTGGTCGCTGGATGCTTCAGGCGGGCGCGTACTACGGCCCGTATGACTTCGAGATCACCGAGGACATGGTGATCGGCACAGTGACCGGTAGCACCGAGCCGACCAACGACTCGGCGATCAACACCGTCCGGGGCACGTTCATTGACCCGTCGCAGTCGTGGACGGAAACCGATTACCCGGAGGTCAGTGTTGCCGAATGGATCGTTGAGGACGGCGGCGAGGCGGCTGAAACGCTGACCTATTCCTACGTCACCGATCCGTACCAGGCCCAGCGCCTGGCGAACATGGAGCTGCGCCGTCGGCGTGCTGGAGGTGCGATCAGCATCCCGATGAACTTCGCCGGCTACAACTGCCGACCGGGGCGGGTGGTACGGGTCAATCTGCCGTCGCTGAACATCTTGGGCGAGTTCATCGTTTCGGACTGGTCCATGGGCGACAGCGAAGGCTGCACTGTCCAGGTCAAACAGTACGAGGCGGCGATCTTCGATGATGCCGTGGGCCAGCCGTACAACCCGATCGGCTTCATCAATCTGCCGGCCGGTGGTCTCGGCACCCCCAGTGCGGTCACTTGGACGCAGGACACCACCGCCGAGGTGACTCAGGGTGTGCTTTCGTGGCTTCCACCGACAGGAATCGTAAAGGAATACATCGTCATCGTCCGGCAGGGCGATACCGCAGTTCAGTCGCACAACGTGCCGGCTACCTCGACGGAAATCGCCATCAACGGCCTGCCGTCTGGCAACTACGCAATGAGTGTGGCGGCGGTTGGGCCGATGGCGCGTTCCGGTGAGGCAACGATCACCGTCAGCATCAACGGGCCGCCCATTCCAGAAAGCTGCGTGGTGCAGTCCTCGATCGACAGCATCGTGCTGATCCCAAGCAACTCGCAAAACGGCCTGAATGGAGGGACCTACGAATACTTCTTCAGCACTTCGCCAACGGCAACGTCTGCGGATGCCGAATATCTGGGGCAAGGCCTGACCTTCACCCACAACGGGCTGGGGTTCTGGACCAACTACTACTACTTCATCCGCTCATCGAACGCCTACGGGAAAAGCTCCTTTCTGTATGTGCCGGCTCAGACTTCAAACGATGTTTCGGCATACCTTGCGGCGCTGGCCGGGAAGATTGGTCGCACAGAGTTGGGACAGGATATTGTCGACGAAATCGACAAAATCCCAGGCTTGCAGGAACAGATCGATGCGCTCGACGGACTGAAGGGCTATGACCCGGAAGCAACCTACGAAGAATACGATCTTGTTGTGCAGGGCAAGCGCATTTATCAGGCCACCGGCCCGGTACCGGTCAATATGCCGCCGCCGAATCCGCTCTACTGGCTCGATGTCGGTCAGACGGTGGAAACCGCCAATGGGCTTGCCCAGCAGGTGGCGACCAACACCGCAGAAATCACAGAACTCGACGGCGTTGTCACAGCTCAGGCGACGGCGTTTCAGGCGCTGCGCGCTTCTTTCCGAGATGACGACGGAGAGGGTGAGCTGGCAGATGCTTTGAAGGGGTGGAGCAGCACTGCGGCGATCGCAACTGAAGAGAAGGTAAGAGCGTCGGAAATCGAGGCAACAGCTCGAGAGCTGAAGACCTACGACGCCAAGATTACTTCCAATGCCGACAACATTACCCAAATCGCCGCCAACGTTACTAACCTGACGGA